ACCTCTCTCATGGAATCCTGGTGATGTTAGAAGACGTAACTTACCCATAAGGATATGTCCGTCCCACCATATATCATTAATGATGTGAGACACACGGTCAAGGTCAATTAATGATGATTCAGGGTGGTTTAATTCTGAAAGAGATGTTCCTTTTGCAATCATTTTTTTATAATTGTCAGATTCACGTTTTAAGATTCTTTCAGGGTACACTCTACCATTACGGTTTGGTGTGTTGTATTTTTGAAGTACGGCATAGAATTCAAAAGGTTTTGAATAATCCAAGAAATTCTTGTGATTTTCTTCAAGCATCTTTTTGTTAAATTCATGAGATGGTGACACATATCCTGCATCCATTTCAATCAATATTCCTTTACCTGTGTCGGTAGGTCCTAATATTTTCATACGTATGTTTTAGTAATAAATATTAAGATGTTTCTTCTTTGCTCTTTTTAGATAGTGTAAAATCAAAATACTCGTTCTTTTTAAAGTTTTCAATATAAATTTCTTTGGCAATTCTTTTTAATTTATCTTTAAGAATGGTATCTTTGAAATCTACTTCTTGTGATAAGAATAAGGTTATTTCCAAATTCATAAAACTTTTTTTTCCGTAAACAATTCCGCTTGTTCTTAAATCTAAATCAACAATATAATTGTCTTTAAAAAATGTGGGGTCTAATATTTCAAATATTGTGTGTTTTATTTGTCTACTGAAATTTGATACTATTCTTTCCCAATTGTCATAACTTTGTTTTGGTGAAACCCAACTTTGTAGATTAAGATAAACTGATTTAAAATTTTTGGAATCAACCGTTCCATAACTCACTTTTGAATTGTTGAATCCTACAATTCGTGATGTTTTCCCTTTTTTCATTAATGTTCATGTGTATAAATTGTTTATTGTTTGAAAAAAAATAATCTAATTTTATTCTATTGTCAAATTTTTACCAATTTTGTATTATTTACTATAATATGTTAAAAGTAAAAATAGACGAAAAGACTCCATTGGAAAAAGCCTTGAAACAATTAAAAGGAAAGGTAATTAAAACCAAGCAAAATGAAAAGTTGAGAGAAAGACTTCAGTATGAAAAACCATCTGTTACACGTAGAGCTCAGAAATTAAAAGCTCAATACGTTGAATCTCAAAAACCTCAAGATTAATTAATGTTGTTATACAAATTGTATAATCTCACATAATTGATTTTAGAAAACTCTTCACCTTTAATTTGGTTAATAGTTTCCTGTAATTTTTTTGTTGTAATATCATCCATTGACTCATTGATGCCGCTCAAAGAATTAATTGTCTTTGTCTTTAATTCTTCAAATTCTTTAGATAATTCAACATCTTCAGTCATTAATACTTTAGATAAATCTCTTTTAGAATCTTCATCCAAATTTTCAATATAAGAACTAATTGATTTGTTGGCAATATTCATTAAAGTTTCCATTGGTAATTGAATAGTGTTTTTAACATTGGTACTTTCACTCAATAGGCTAACCAAAGTTTTTCTACTTTCAACATTCTCCATAATTTTATCTGGAGTGTTGTAAATCAAATTATCAATATCTTTATAGTTGTTTTCACTAACAACATCTTTAACCCAATATTCAATTTTTTGAGTATTTAATTTTGAAATAATTTTTTCAACTTGTCTTAATGATTCGTTGATGTAAGATTCTGCTAAAGTTTTATCATAACCTTTTTTCTTGGACAATTCAGTATAGATATAAAACATTGTACTGGCGTTTTTATTTTCTAACACCAATTTTTTAAAGTTTTTTAACTCCAACTTTGTTGTTTCATTCACATAAGAATTAACCATTAATTCTTCTATTTTGCTAAGTAATTGTCCAAATTTCATATTAATAAATATATCAATCAATCAGTTTTCCTAATTGTTCCTCAATAATACCTAAATAACGTCTTCCTTTTTCTAAGTCAATTTCATCAACACCATAAACATTATCTCTTTCTAACAATATGTTCATGTTCTTTTTAACTGACTCTGGTGTTATGGCAGTTTCACCACCTGCCGGTACTTCACCAGCTTCAGGTGTTCCACCTAAATCAGCACCAAATCCACCCATTTCACCACCTTCGGCTGGCGGAGGAGGAGCTGTAGTTCCTGTTGATGAAGTGTTTCCATAAAGTTTATCAATGTTATCAAATAAACCTGTATGTGTAATTACGTTAGGTGTTGCTTCAATTTCAGTTGCCACCGCCTTTTCAACTCTTTGTTGTTGTAAATCAAGTTTAATATCTTCATCAGAAAAACCAAGAATATGTTTTTTAGCCCAAGTTTGTGATGTTGGTGCAATACCTTCAACTTTTGTAACAGCGTCTTTGTATAACAACATTTTTTCTTTCCAAACATCTATTGTTAATAAATCAGCTTGTTTAGATGGGTTAGTTAAACTTAATTGGAATGAATTTAATTCATCTTCAAATCCTAATAAGAATAAGTGTATGATTGCAATTTTGTTAAGTTCGGCAACCATAGATTTTTGAATTCTATTGATTGTTCTTGCAAAACGAATGTCTTGTAATGATAAATTTCTACCATCACCAACAACTTCTTCAAAACCTAAGAATGCTTTTGGAATTCTTAATGCGGTTAAAAGTTTCTTTTGGATATATTCAATATCGGCAATTTCAGATAAGTTTGTTGCCCCAGGTAAAGTTTCAATTGGGTTTGGAGATGATGGGTCTCTTACAGGTACGAAGAAATCTTGGTCAACAGCCATTTGATTAAATCTCATATCTACGTTTCCTGTTTGTGGGTCAGTGATTTGGTCTTTTTTAAATTGTTGAGCAAATCTTTGAACATATGGTTGAATATCCGCATCATCCATATTACCAACAAATACTTTAAATACACGTCTTTCAGGTGCTCTTGATGTTCTGTAAACTAACATCGCGTCTTCAGCAAGGATTAATTGTTTCCAAATACGTCTTGCTTTTTCCAACATTGCGGTACCATAAGGAAGTTTTCTGTCATCACCCAATAATCTAAAGTGAGCGACTTCCCAACTATTAAATTCCAAACTTTTGTTTTTCCAAGTAAATTGTAAACTTTTGGAGTCACTTCCTGACGCAACAACCGCTCCACCATAACCTGATGTTGCTTTACCTTGCATACCAACCTCAATACGTTCAATTTCAATGTTTGGTAATTGTAAACAACCAACAACACCTTTTTCAGGGTCCAACTTTAAAAATACAAAGTTATCACCATATTTTGCGGTGTTTCTTGTCCACATTGGAAGGTTTGTATTAATATCCAATGCATTGTTAAATAAATCACCTAATACTGCTTTGATTCTTGGTGAATCTGAGTATATTTGTAACATATAACCATTTTCATCTACGGTTGTAGATTCTTCAGCATATGTATCCAAAGCCGCAGAAATTTCAGGTGTATATTCCATAGACTCATAGTCATAATACGAAGCCAATCTTGTTGGTTGATAATAAACCGCCTGAGAATATAAATTGTTCTCAATTTTGGCCCATTGACTTGTAATGTAATATGTTTGTCTGGCTTGAAGTTTTTGTTTTTCGTATTCTTCTTTGTCAGTAGTTCTTAAAAGTTCTTTTTTGTCAAACTTGTAAGTAGGTATATCTTGACCCAACAATGAATTTGGTCCAAGTTCTTGGGACAATCGTTGCCATATCGTCAGGTTTTTTTCTTCCATAGTAAAAAGTTAATATATATGTATTTTTTATCAACGCTTTGGTGCGCCAATTACCCATAAATAGTCTTGATAATCCTTTTTTGTCGGTTGATTTTGATAAGCAATATTTGTTTTATATTGTTTATTTGGTATTGACGGATTAAAATACTGTTCTTTTGGTGGGTCGTAAGATGTTACTTGCCAAGACTCCAACATTGTTTTAGCTTGTTGTGTTACTTTTGTAAGTTGTGAAAATGATGAATCTGACACATACACAGCCATCGCCAAAGACATAATCAAATCATCATGTTGTCCTTTCATGTGGTCAGGTCTTCCGTTGATATAAACAAACGTATTCATTTCATTCAATAATCTTGATGAATGAACTTTTAATCCATGTCTTAAACTTTCTTCAAGAGCAGCAATAATTTGAACCCTTTTGTTGTTAAAGTTAATACCAGGGATTTTATCTGCCGACTTTGGGTCATATTTCCATTTGTTTCCAAAATCAACCCCATCAACATACAAATCTTTATATCCAAGTTCTTGTAGTTTTCTTGCTGTTGCAACACCCATACCACCCGTGATATCCACAACAATAAAACAATTATACATGTTACCCCATTTGTAGGCAATCTCCGCCAATACATCAGGTGGAAGTTTTCCAACATATTCAGCAACCTGTTCCCTTTCATCAAAGTCAAATATTTGAATTGTTGAGTAATCCTCAGAATCTCCACGAGATACGTCCACACCCATAATATATCTATGATTAAGTTCAGGTTCTTTCCAAATCCAAAGTCCACCACCCATCATTTTATTCATGGGTTCTTTAATCATATTATCAGTAATGTTCTTAATTAAATTTGCATCAAATACGTTATCACCCGAACCCAAGAAATTACATTCCAATTCCTGAGAAACTTTACGTTTGTCGTACTTAAGTTTTTTTACCATTGCCTCAAACCAAGATGAACATGGTTTGTATCCCAATTCAAAATAAGCCTTTAACTCATCATAGTTTCTTTCGTAGGGGTCACGACCTGAAAAATCAATAATCCTATCTGAAGTATATTCTTCACGGTTTAATAAAAAATGAATAATTTCATCTGTTTTAACCAAATACAAATCTTTAGTGTAACGAGGGTCACGATACCAAAACATTTCGGTAATCTTGAAATCATTCATTCCACGATTGGCTTGTTCGTAAATTTCGTAATAAATTGGGTCGTATCCGTTTGGTGTTGATACAACAACAACTTTACCACCCGTGGACAACGAAGCCATACAAGCAGCCCAAAAATCACCATCGGCTTCAATATATGCCGCTTCGTCAAATATCAACATAGTTGGAGTATAACCACGAAGTGCATCTTTTGATGTTGCAACCGCCTTAACCTCACAACCATTAGATAATTTAAAGTGTCTTGCGGCGTTTTTATCAGGTGAAAAACTTACACCAACCCACGAAGGCCATTGTTCTGTGAATCCACGGATTTTGTTCGCCATTTCCACAGCGGTATCCAATTTGTTTGCAATAATCAAAACCTTTTCAGGTCTTTGTTTTGATGCAAATACAAGTCGTTTACTTGCCCAAGCAGCAGTTACCGTAGACACACCTGCCTGACGGTACTTTAATGCAATGTTTTCGTTGAAGTTTTCATAATCCTCAACCAAATTAACTTGGTCAGGAAATAACTCTAATGGGACGTATCTTGACTGAGTGTTATCATAAGTCTGAAGATACGTCTTAAGAGCGTATGGTGTGTTTTTAATGCACCTTGAATATTCTAATAGTAATTGTTCTCTGGTTAAACCCATATAAAAGGTTAGTGTTAGGACCTGTCAATACCTAAACTACCTAAGAAATCATCTAAATCACTCAAATCATCATCGTCAGGACCCATAGTGTCACCATCTTCATCAGTACCATAGTCTTCGTCATCATCACTATGTTCCTCATTCAAATGTTCCACAATTTCCTTAACCATTCTGTCTAAGATTGATGTTGCTTTTGCATCACCCCTTAAAATCATTTTTGCTAATTTGAAAAATTCATCAGCAGATAATGCTGAAAATCTTGCAAAAAGGTAGTTTTGTATGAATTTTTTATCTTCATCAAATAACTGTTCAGGATATGCTGCCAAGAATTTTTCCCATAATATTGGACCGATTCTTAAATCCCAAATTTCACTTGATAAGCTGTCAGTTGATGCCATGACCATTTCGGCTTGTTTTGGGTCATCAGGAAGACCTTGTGTTCCCAAGATTTCCATAGTACCTTTAATTAATTCGTGAATTAATATAGGGAAAAATACACCCGTCGCTTTAACTGTTGGAGGGTCAGTTTGAATATCAACCTCTTCCTTACCACCAACACCACCTTGACTCATCATCATGTCCATCATCTCATCAGGTAATACCCAATACAATAAATCATTCACAGACATAACAACACCGTACAAATTCAATAAATCGGGGTCAACTCTATCTAATTCATCTCTAACTAATTCAAACATGTAGTGTCCTTTTTTAGACGAACCTTGAATTAATGCGTTAATAAATCTTCTTTTCGCCTTTTCAATATCAAATCTTTCAAATGCTGAAATAAAATCTTCAAGGTCTTCTTCTTTTTCTTGGAAATTTTGTTCAACTTCTTCGTCTTCAGGTTCTTCACCTTGTTTTTGAAAACCAGACATATCAATTTGTCCTGGCATTACAAGTTCTGCCACATAATTAATTTGGTCAGGTCTTACACCCATTTCTTTTCTAACCAAATCAATTGCCAAGTTTTCAAGATATTCTTTATGAGCCATTTGTTTTTGTAACAATTGCATGGCCATAGACATCATCATTCTTTGTAATTGTTGTAAAGGATTTCCTCTTGAAATATCAGCACCTGCATTTGGAACATAACGTCTAACTTTAGCAACAACATCTTTAAATCTTTTAGATGCCACTAACTCTTCAAACGTTTCAGGTATATTACCTTGTTCTATATTTGGAAATGCGGGATTCGCAGATAACGGAGTTCCTCTTGAAAGAATTGTTCTTTCAATATCAGGTGACATTCTTTCAGGGGTATCTCCATAATCAATTGGAGCCTCTCTAACAATTATTTTCTTTTTCATTATTGGTTTTTAAAATCAATTTTTAATTGGTCAAATTCTAAATAATCAGGAATCTTAACAGTACCCATTTTTGGAGCTTCCGTAGATGCCTTTGGTTTTGGTTGATGTTTCGGATTCTTAAATGGGTCAGAAGTTTTAGGTTTTTCTTTGATACCCGGTTTAACTACTGGAGGTGCTGTTTTAGTTCCTTGTTCATCCATTTTTTCAGCCTTTGGTTTTGGTTGATGTTTTGGATTTTTAAAAGGGTCCATTTTTCCAGGTTTTTCCTTTTCTTTTGTACCAGGTTTTACTCTTGTTGGTGCTGTCTTAGTATCTCCTTCCATAGCTTCTTTTTTAGAAATATATAACTTTTTAATTGGTTTGTCCATTTTTGTTTCTTCAACAAATCCAATCATACTGTTTTTAAATGGACGAGAAATAATTCCTTGTTCACTTAATGTGTTTAATAATTCACTTTTAGAAATTCTTGGAGATATATGTTTTTCTATCATTCGTGCTAAAGACGCTTCAACAATTGGTAAATACGGATTTCTACCTTCTTTTACATTTCTCTTAACATCTTTCACACATCTTTCAAATTTTTTCATATCTTCTCTGCCAACAGATGTTGTACAAATAGCATATGGGTTATACTTAGATTTTTTCTTTGTTTCACTAATGTCTTCTGCTTTGTCAATTTCAGAATCACCTTCATCATCCATTCCATCAGGTGCTTGTACTTGATGTGGTTCTTGGGTTGTTTGACCTCTTTCAGAATCACTTTTATCTACCTCAACACCCTGCTCATAAACTTCAAAAGGTTTTTTTTCGTTTTTTAATTTATCTATTGTTGCAGTGTCGGTCTTTGGAACCATTGTTATTTCAGATATCATCATTTTGTGTAGTTGATTTATCTGACCTTCATTCATTGTTGATAACAATCTATGGCTTAACCCAACTTCCATTAGTTGTTTAATTTTTTTATTTTTCATATACAACTTCTTTTTCTAATTCTAAAATGATGTCTCTTTCGTACAATTTATCTTTTACTTTCTGTTCTGAATCTCCGAAACGAAAAACAAGACGAGTCTCATCTTCACAACTTTCATCTTTCTCCCAGGCTAACGCAATAATATCTTCCATTGCGTCTGTGACTCCCATAAAATCAGAGTCCTGTATAAGTTCAAGTTGGACCACCGTATTTTTTAGTAGTCCAACTTTCTTTATATATTTTAATTCGGGTGGTTGTGGGTAACCGTGTGCCGGTCTTGAATCCCAATTTTCACCCCAAACGTCTAATTCATCACTAAAGATAAATTCATACATGTTATCTCCTCTATAATTTGGACCAAGTCCATTAATATAGATTAAATGACTCATAAAACTTCACCTTTTGGACTTACTTTAATTTGTTCTCCGTTGTGTTCAAAAATTAAATTATTTTTGTTTGTTTTCCCAACGAATTTAAAATTATTATTTTCTTTCAAAATAAATTCAGAAGCCAATTCTTGTTCATAAGTTTCTGACAATTTTTTAATTTGGTTCATTACTTGTGATTTTTGTTGTTTTGATTCAACAAGTTTTTTACTTTTTGTTTTTTGCTCATTTTCATTAACAACAAAATATGATGACAAAACTTTATCAACTTTAGACTCACT